TAACGATTGGTTCTGGAGCTAAGATTAACTTGAACGCAACATCCGATGTTCATATTCCAAATGATGTTGGTATCGTGTTCGGTGGAGCTAGTGAGAAGATTGAGGGTGATGGAACTGATTTAACAATTAGCGCTAATAATCTAACAGTAGATGCAGCTGCAGATATTATATTAGACGCGGGTGGTAATGATACTGTAATAAAATCAGGTGGAACTACAATCGCTTCATTCAAGAACGCTTCAAGTGATTTCGTAATTGTTACGGATGTTGATGATAAGGATATACTACTCAAAGGACAAGATGGAACTTCTGAAATAACGGCTCTACAATTAGATATGAGTGCAGCAGGTCTTGCAAACTTTAACAATGACGTTGTGGCATTCTATTCTTCAGACGAAAGATTGAAAGATAATGTGGTTAAGATTGGAGACCCATTAATGAAACTTTCAGAACTTCGTGGTGTAGAGTTCGATTGGAACAAAAACAAAGAAGCATTTGAGGGTGAACATTCTTATGGTGTTATAGCACAAGAGGTAGAAAAAGTTCTTCCTGAAATCGTAACCGAAAGAAGTGATGGATACAAGGCTGTTAAGTATGAGTTGATAGTTCCATTACTAATTGAAGCTGTTAAAGAGTTGAACGAGAAAGTAGAACGCATCGAAAAAAATTGTGATTGTTTGAATAAATAAGTTATATTTATTACTAATAAACTATAAGGAAATGTTATGGCAGATAAGGAAATTAAATTCACAGACGAAGAGTTAGCTTCTTTAAAACAAATACAACAAGACTATCTCGAATGTCAGAACGCATTTGGTCAGGTAGCGATTCAAAAAATAGCACTTCAACAACAAATAGATGCTTTAGCAAAATCAGAAGAACAATATGCTCAGAAGTATCAAGACACTCAAGCAAAAGAGAAAGAAGTCGCTAAAGAATTAAACGACAAGTATGGTTCAGGTAATTTAGATCCTGAAACTGGTGTATTTACACCGAATAGTTAAGAAAAACTTTAAAAAACACAAGAAAAATCCCCTTATAATTGTATTTGGGGATTTTTGTTTATACTTATAAATAAACAATTTTTCTTTATTTTAACAAAAATCATTTAGGAGAAACTCAATGGCTGAAAGAATAGTAAGTCCTGGTGTATTTACATCCGAGAAAGACCTATCATTTCTTCCACAAGGTGTAGCAGACATTGGAGCTGCGATTATCGGTCCTACGACTAAAGGTCCAGCTTTTACACCTACTGTTCTGAATAACTATTCAGAATTCGAAGAGATGTTCGGTGGTCTCGATAGACGTTTTTATACACCATATACTGTGCAACAGTATTTGCGTTCCGCGGGGACAGTAACGGTCGTGAGGGTTTTGGGACTAGGTGGATACAAACCTGATATAATCACATTATCTTGTAGAATTAGTGGTTCAACTAAAGATCACGCATTAGCTGTTTTAGCACCATCACGTGGTGGTGGAAACGGAACTGCTGATTTGACACCATCTACAGGTAGTGGAACTTTTACAAATTACACATTAGTAGTTAGTGGAAGTGATATCACAACCTATACAAAAACTATTTCGTTTAGTACAGGAAGTGCAAATTATATCGGAGATGTACTTAGCACAGATCCTCAGATAGCAGATGATGGAGCGGGAACAACGGTTCCAGTCTATCTTTACAAAAACTTTAAGGGAATTCAACATTCCACAGGTTCAGGCGCTTGGCAAAGTGCAGTCACATCATCAACAGGTACACTTGACTTAAATTCAGGTGTTTCTACATATGATGCTGATGGTAACGCCGACACATGGACTGGTAACAAAGATTTTAGTGTGGCAAGAACACCATATCTACAATCACAATTAGTGGCTGGAGCAAGATATAACTTGTTTAGAGTTTATACACGTTCACATGGAACGAATATGAACAAAGCTTACAAAGTTAATATCTTAAATGTCAAGGCAGCATCCTCAGTAGCAGGTAGTGACTATGGAACATTCTCATTACAAGTTAGACATCATGCACCAAATAAAACAAAAGACAATCAAATCGTTGAACAATTTGATAATTTGACATTCGATCCAGAAGCAGCAAATTACTTTGCTAAAGTAATTGGTGATAGACACGTGGAAATCGATTCAAATGGTAAGTTGACATACAAAGGTGATTATCCAAACTTGAGTAAACATATCAGAGTTGGTGATTACAAAAACTTAGAAAATATGCCAACTACAGTTGTTCCTATGGGTCACGATGCATTGAACATTCCTGTATCTAGTGCACCAAGTGCATCTTTTGTTCATACACAGCAGAATACAAATGGTGATTTCGATTCTAATATATTCTATGGATTCGATTTCGATATGGATAAACGTCCTGATAATGGTGAATACTTATCACCTATACCCAAGACAGCTGCTACAACTGGTAACGTCTCTATGTCTCTTGAGAACATGAAAGGTCACGCTGATGCAAGTTCATTAGCAACCACATTCTCAGATGCTACAGAGAATATTACACTATCACTATCAGCTATTGGTCAGAGAAAGTTCACAGTACCTTTCCAGTTTGGATTTGATGGTGATAATCCTGGTAATCCAAAACTTGTTGGTAACGATATAAGTGCAACAAACACACAAGGATTTGATATCTCAAGTGCTACAGCAAGTGGTTCAGTAGCATACAAAAGAGCAATCAATGCTGTAAGTAATCCAGATGAATTCGACATTAATATGTTGGTGACACCTGGTGTTATTCACAGACTACATCCAAAAGTGACAAATCATGCAATATTGAAAGTAGAAGCAAGAGCAGACGCTTTCTATATCATGGATGCAGCAGCATATGGTGATACTATCGCTACAGTGACAAATACTGTAAGTGCTTTGGATACAAACTATGCAGGAACATATTACCCCTGGGTTAAGATAGTCGATGGAGATACAAACAGACCAGTTTGGGTACCACCATCAGTAGTATTACCTGGCGTAATCGCATTTACTGATAAAGTAGCACACGAATGGTTTGCACCAGCTGGTTTAAATCGTGGTGGTTTGACTACGGTGTTGGAAGCTAAAACAAGATTGACTCACGCTGAAAGAGATGACCTCTATGAAGAAAGAGTGAATCCAATAGCTTCATTCCCTGGTCAAGGTGTAGTAGTATTCGGACAGAAGACACTACAATCCAAACCATCAGCATTAGATAGAATCAATGTTCGTAGATTGTTGATTGCATTGAAGAAATTCATCGCATCATCCTCAAGATACTTGGTATTCGAACAGAATACAGTAGCAACACGAAACAGATTCTTGAATATTGTTAATCCATACCTTGAAAGTGTACAATCCAATAGTGGTTTAAGTGCTTTCAGAGTAGTAATGGATGAAACTAACAATACTCCTGATGTTGTAGATAGAAACAGATTGGTAGGACAGATATTTATTCAACCTACGAGAACTGCTGAGTTCATCGTGTTGGATTTTGTTGTTCAACCTACAGGCGCATCGTTCCCTGAGTAATTTATCTTATAACATACGCTGACGTATATGGAAAACCCCGACTTCGGTTGGGGTTTTTCTTTTTCTATAAAACTACTATAAAACTAACAAGAACTATGTAATATTGATATTATCATTTTTTTTAGTTTGTGATATTTATATACGAAGATAAAAAATTGCTTTTAACGGAGACAAATAATGCCTGACATTTTAGATACCAACGAAATATTTTTTACCCCGTTTGAACCGAAAACAAAAAATCGGTTTATTATGTATATCGAGGGTATACCATCTTACTTAATTAAAGCTGGAGGAAGACCACAGATTCAGTTTGAGGAGATGATTTTAGACCATATAAATGTTAAGAGACATTTAAAAGGTAAAGGAACTTGGCAACCTATTGATATCACGTTATACGATCCTATCGTTCCAAGTGGTGCACAAGCAGTTATGGAATGGGTTCGTTTAGGTCATGAGTCGGTTACAGGTAGAGACGGATATGCAGATTTTTACAAAAAAGATATTACATTTAATATGTTAGGTCCAGTCGGTGATATAGTAGAAGAGTGGACTTTAAAAGGTGCTTATATATCAACTGCAAACTTTGGTGAGATAGCTTTTGAGTCTAGCGAACCAGCAGATATAACCTTAACATTACAATACGATTACGCAATCTTACAATTCTAATAGGAGTATAAAATGAGTGAATGGATAGCAGCAAATTGGGAATA